TATTGTGCATTAAAAGGATAAATCATGAGTGATGGTGGTAAAGGTAGCAATGCGAGGCCATATTCTGTACCAAAAGAAGAATTCAATAAACAATTCGATAAAATCTTTGGTGAAAAAGAAAGAACCTATTGTGATGTGTGCAATAAAAAATTTAGTTGGTGTTCATGTGTTGCTGCACCAAAAGAATTGTGTGAAGCCATTGATAATGCATTAGGTATAAAAAGGAAAAAGAAATGAAAGTCTATCTATCAAATTATCGTAATCATTGGTTATCGCCTTACATCATTCTCAAAAAGATTTGCTTTTGGGAAAAAGATGAAGATAAGATTTATAATCTCAACGATGATCCGAATAATTCATATGTAAAGTGGGTTAACTTTTTGGAACCTATTTGCCAAGTTTGGCAAAAGTTCTTAGATATTATTCATCCGAGAATTAATTATGTGAAACTTGACCGATGGGATACTTGGTCAATGGATCATACATTGGCTCATATTATTCATCCAATGTTGGTTCAGTTGAATGAAGAAAAGCATGGCGCCCCATATACTGATGATGGAGATGTGCCTGATGAATTGAAATCAACCAATGCAGAACCAAAAGAGAATGAATGGGATACCGATTCAAATCATTTTAAAAGGTGGGAATATATTCTCAATGAAATGATTTGGGCATTTGAACAAGAACTCAAAGATGATGATGAATCACAATTCTTTGACCATTCAGAAGCCAAGGATTTACCTTTTGAAGAAACACTTGATAAGATTAAAGTTGACCGTGATGGTTTAGAAGCACATCAAAAACGTAAAGCAAATGGTTTTAGATTGTTTGGGCGCTACTATTCCAATCTTTGGGATTAATTATGATACCGTATATTGGTTACATTCAAGCTAAAAGGTCATTGAAGATGGCTAAAGAAACCATCCGTATGATGGATGATCCGTCCAATTATATGTTAGAGGCACAGAAAGATATGCTTGAATTGGAAGTGGAACATTTTCGTGAACAATCAGCAAAGTTTACCATTTTTCTATTGACCTTGGCAGTATTCTGTGTTAGCCTAGCATATCTTATTGATAAAGGAATTATTGATGTTCACAAAATTATTGGATAAAATTAAAGCAATTAATGTTGCTGGTTATTTTCTCGGTGTTATTATCGGCAGCTTCATTGTTGCTGCCGTGGCATTCTTTATGGAGAATCCGCCATTAACAGAATACAAAGGTGGTATTCAAAATCATTTGGTGTGGGATATTAAAGGACAATGCTTTTTTGTTAGACCTGCCACTAATACAGTATATCTTATCAGAGTAGAGGACTGCGACAAGGGAAACAAATGACAAATAAAGATTTTAAATTAAGTAAAGAAACCAAGCGGATTCTTTCAAGCCTACCTACTAGTAAGCGTGGTCATTGGAAGAAAATGATGATTCAAGCTGAAGTAGCAGAAAAAAATGCCAAGTTGGCTAAAATTCGTGAACCTAAAGGAGAAGCATAATGTCTTTATTTGTTGAAGTGAATGATGTAGAAAAAGGTTGTCAAGTTATTATTAATTTGGATACAGTAATGGAAATTGCTCCTTTACGCACAGGTGGTTGTGAGATTGCTTTTCCTGACCAAGCATCGGTTGGCGGTAAGCGTACCATTAAAGTAACGGATTCTTATGCAATGTTCAAACAATTAGCTTTGCAAGTTGTTTCTGCTGAAGATATTGCTAAAGTTAATAATCGTATCGCTGCAGGTAAGAAAGAAAAACCACCAGTTGATGATGTATTGGCGTCCATTCCAAAACTATGAGTAAATTCAAGTTAATATGTGAAGATGAGGCTATCCCTTTTGGGGGTGCTTCAAAAATCATTCAAGAATTTGATACAGATGATTTGGTTTTTATTCTTGGGAATATGACCAAATTCTTACAACTGGCAGGTTATATTGATAAAAGTAAGTACCTTTCACTTGAAAGAACTGTTAATTTGGATCTTCTTGAAGAAGATTTAGACGAATATACCGAGAATTTATTCTCAGGAACACCAATCCCGAAAGAATAAATAAAGGGATATCATTCAACCTTTATTAGGATTCTCATGCTTATTCTAGTCATTGACCCCAGCGGTCTTACTCTTGATTGGTGCCTCCGATGTGTAGCAGCAGGCCATACAGTTAAACTCTATACCAAAGGCAGTCGTGCCTCGCACATTGGACAAGGTCTGGTTGATAAGGTAACCAACTGGAAGACCTATGTCAAAGTTGCTGATTTAATCTTCAGTGCGGACAATTTAGAGTTCATGGATGACATTCAGAAGTTAATTGATGAAGGTTATCCAGTATTTGGACCAGGTAAAAAAGCTGCAAAATTAGAATTGGACCGTATGTATGGTCAGAATGTTATCAAAGCATTCAAAGGTCCAATTATCCCTTCCCATGAATTTAAAAACTATGATGCCGCTATCAAGTTCGTTAAAGAGAACCCAAAGCGTTATGTCTGCAAACCATGCGGTGAAGAAGAAGATAAGACACTTTCTTATGTTGCTAAGGATGAAGCTGACCTAATTGGATTCTTAACAAAGCGTAAAGAGAAATCAAAGCAAGCACCATATTTCATTCTCCAAGAATTCAAAGGTGGTACAGAAATTGCCTGCACAGGTATCTTTGGTCCTGCTGGTTGGATGGATTTCTGGTGTGAAGGTTGGGAATTCAAAAAGCAAATGAATGGTGACCTTGGTGTAAACACAGGTGAAATGGGTACCGTTACTCGTTACACCAAGAACTCCAAGATTGCTGACATTCTAATGAAACCAATGGAGAAAGAATTAAAGAAGATTGGCTATGTTGGTATGTTAGATATGAATTGTATCATTGACGAAAAAGATGGAACACCATGGCCAATGGAGTGGACTGCAAGACCTGGTTATCCAATGTGGAACATTATGCAACCTCTAATGAAGAATGAGGATCCTGCACAATGGATGCTCGATTGTATTCAAGGTAAAAATACATTAGAAGTAGAAGAAGGAACTTGTGTTGGTGTTGTTATGGCCAATGCCGATTTCCCATTCAATAAACGTGAAGAAGAAGAATACTTGGACTTTCCTGTATTGACTGATGGAGTTCCGCACCAAAATTTACATCCATGTGAAATGAAATTGTCCAAGACAATGAAGATGATTGATGGTGAACTCTGTGAGAATATTCCAGAACTTGGGTCGGCTGGGTCCTACATTGTTGTATTAACAGGCACCGGTAAAACTATCAGCGAAGCCAAAGATATGGCATACAAACACGTGAAGATGGTTAAACTTGGTAACGATCCACAATACCGTACCGATATTGGTGAACGCTGTGAAAAAGGTCTTACCAAACTAAAGAAACATGGATATTGTACCGACTGGAAGTATTGACATTTAACCTTGATTGTAGTATAATTACATTATGAATATCTTTTACCTCGATAACAACCCCGCTAAATGTGCCGAAATGCACGTGGATCGTCACGTAACCAAAATGGTTTTAGAATATGCTCAACTACTTTCTACCGCACATCGTGTGCTTGACGGCGTTCTTACTGATGGTGTATCTCAGTCTGGTCGCAAACGGAAGCAATACATTCTCAATAGTGACCTTGAGCAAACTCTTTATTCCGCTACTCATATCAATCATCCTTCTGCGGTATGGTGTAGACAATCTTCTGCAAACTATATGTGGCTGGCTGAATTGCTAGAAGAATGTTGCAAAGAATATACCTATCGTTATGGCAAAGTCCATAAAGTTGAATCTTCTGGACTAATGCAAACATTGAAGAATAACTTTCCAAAAAATATTGCAGACAAATCTTTTACTGAACCTACACCTGCCATGCCTGACGAATGTAAAGTAGCAGGTGATGCTCTACAATCTTACCATAATTATTATGTAATGAATAAACAACATTTGTGGTCATGGAAAGGTAAGATAAATAGTAGAGAGCGTCCTTGTTGGTTATCTAATATGATGCTCGATAAATTACATGAAACAAATGTTAAATTAGGATTAGTTTACTAATTAATTATAAGGAGTTTATGAATGTCTGATGATATTTTTGATTGCTATGTTCCACCTAATGTAGGTGATTTACTTCCTGGAAGATATGGTGTGAATGATGCTATTGAATCTCTAAGACCAGGTGCAATGTATCAATTAAGTAATACAACATTCACCAAATGGTGGCATCCACTAGGCCAACCTACTTGGAATGAAATTCTCGATGAATGTGAAAGATTAAAAGCAATTGCATATAAAGGTTGCCGTAGAGAAGAATATCCTTCAATTGAAGATTTTATTGATGCTTATTATTGGGAAAAGAAAGGTGATTCTTCTTTAATGGAAAAATATATTAGTGCAGTTGATACTGTTAAATCAAGGTACCCAAAACCATAATGCCAACATATACATTTGTAAATAAAGAAACTAATGAACGTGAAGAGCACCGTATGTCATATACGGTTCTTGACCAATTCAAGTTAGACAATCCCCATTTAGAACAACATATCTTTGCAGAGGACTTTCCAGTTTACTCTGATGGTATGCGTTTATCTGTACCGGGTATCGGTAAGGCTGATTCATCATTTGAGAAGTATGTCATTGGTCGTATGAAAGAAGGTGTTGGCCACAACACAATTAAGGCAGGACATAAGACTAAAGCACCTAGAGAATGGTAATATTTCCCAACTACTATCAAGGAGTTAAATTTGAATACAAAGTTAATCCAGTAGAAAAAATTCCCCCCATGTATAACGATAATAACAAAAGGGAGTTTTATGAGCAAAAAAAGAGGAATGTCCAAACAGCAGCGGTTGTATTACGAATATCAGAACAAGGACAGAATTAGAGAACAATTACAAGAAATTGCTAAGCAAGAACAAGAAATACATAACCGAGATGCACGCAAATCATATAACCCACATGAGAACTCATACTTTACATAATGACATTCAACTATTGCCCACCTAAATCATTACCAGATTTAAAATCAGAAACATTCCCCGATGGAAAAAGATATTACACACTAGAAGATGGTACTAGATTACCATCGGTAACTACTGTGCTTGGCGCCCAAAAGAAAGAAGCAATTATGCGTTGGCGTAAGCGTGTGGGTGAAGAAGAAGCCAATCGTGTATCAAAGAAAGCAACCAGTCGTGGTACAGGTGTGCATACATTGTGTGAATACTATTTAAATAATGAAACAAACCTAAGTCAAAAAGAAGGCGTTAGACCTGATGCCTTTGAAATGTTTGTATCATTAAAACCATTACTCAATCGTATTAACAATATTCATTACCAAGAGTGTGCCTTGTGGTCTAAACAATTAGGCATGGCAGGTCGTGTAGACTGTATTGGTGAGTTTGATGGCGTATTATCAGTAATTGATTTTAAAACATCCAAACGAATTAAACAAAGCGAAGATATTGAAGATTATTATTGGCAAACTGCAGCATATTCTTTGATGTATGAAGAAATGATTGGTACACCAATTGATAATCTAGTAATCATTATGGCAGTAGAAGATGAACAACCATTATTGTTCAAACAAAAAACACAAGACCACATTGAAGGCTTGGTGAAAGCAATTAATTTTTATAAAGGTAAATTATGACTTGGTTATCACATATTGATATTGGTAGTTACAGACAAAAATTCAATCTTACACAATTTGTAGAAACTGGATCATGGCATGGAGATGGTATTGGTTATGCTTACAAAAGTGGATATTCGGATGTTGCTTCATGTGATATTGGCCAAGAATATGTTACAGAATGCCGTGAAAAATATCCTCAAGCAAATATTGTCCATTCAGAAAGTTTGGCTTTCTTTGAGAATACACTACCGACAATCAATGCAAAAACTTTATTTTGGTTGGATGCACACTTTCCTGATTATTATGGTACAGATGATACTTCAGAGGAACACCGAATTCCATTGATTCCTGAAATTGAATTAATTAAAAAATTCAAACCTAATTATGAAAATGATATCATTGTTTGTGATGATATTCGTAACTTCCGTTCACCCCATAATCCTCGATTCCGTGAAGGAGAACTAGATGAAAGGTTCGTAATTGATGTGGATTGGAATGCTTTTATAAATATACTCGGAGAAACCCACCAGACCAAATTAATTTTGGAACATGATGGTGTTATGGTGTTTTATCCTAAATCCGGTGAAATTGATGATGTATTCACCTTCACAACTGAATAAAGGTAAATGATGAAAAAGATTCTATTATCGTTTGTTTTAGCCTTAACGGCTTTAACAAGTCATGCTTGGACACAACGACCAAACTTTGCACAAGCACAATGTATGACGCATGCGCCATATGGTTTTCCACAGGCAAATCCACCAACATCACCAATCTGCCGTCAAGGTTATTTTGTTGGTTACGATGCGGCGGCTAAATTGCCTCGTTATGTAACATACGAATTGCTTCCACAAAATGCTTTAGGTTGTGTGGCTCGCACTAATGCTTTTGCTGCTGACCAAGTTGTGCCTAATGGCGCCCAACCTAAAGACTATGCCGCAACAGGTTACGATAAGGGGCACATGGCACCAGATGGTGATTTATCATGGGATCCACAAGTAGAGTATGAATCTTTCTTAATGACTAATATGAGTCCACAAGCAGGTTCATTGAATCGTGGTATTTGGAAATTGCTCGAAACTTCTGTTCGTGGTTGGGTAGTTCAACGCAATCAATCATATACAATTTATGTTGGCGGTTTATACAACGCTTCTGATAAGAAAATTGGTAACGGTGTAGTTGTGCCACACGCTTTCTACAAGATTGTAATCAACAATCAAACTAATGAAGTTGCTGCATGGGAATTCCCTCATGTTGCACCATATCCAAACCTTGGTAATGATTTGACTAAGTTCCGTAAAGGTGCTGGTACAATTGAAGGTGAAGCAGGTGTTAAGTTTGCTTTCCCACCTAATGCAAAAGAGTTACCAGTTGGTCAGGAATGGCCAGTAGATTTTGGTAAACTTACACAGGCAAAACGTGCCAAATGTGGTAATAATGCCACAGATGATTGACATTTAAATAGTTTTATGTTATAATGGTTTCCTATTTCGTAAAATAGGTGGTGGGTCGGAAAATTATGGCAAATTTAATATTAGTATTTCTTATTGTATTCCTTCATGGTTACTGGATATATTCAATGGTAACTTACGATTGGAGTAATTTTGAGAAAGACCAAGAGCAAGCCAAAAAAGATTTATTTTAAAAAATTCGTAGAAGTTGTTTGAAAGTTGTTGTGGACATGGGTGCGATTCCCATCACCTCCACCAAAAGCATATTGACGAACCGAGTTATCGGTAGCAAACATAGAAACTGTGGCAATATGCTTCTGATGGGGGTGACTAGATTCGACATGGCAATAATTAGAACAATGGAGAATCGTCAACGCTAAAGACGTTAGGATTGAGGACACTCGGTCGAAGAAGCAAAATCTTTAAATGCAAATGACGAAAGTTATGCACTTGCTGCCTGATAGGTAAGCGGAGTTTCGTTAGGTGAACTTAGCAACAGAATCACCTAACATTAATTTTAAATATATCATGAAAAAAAATCTACAAGATTACATCAAAGTTTATCATAATCAATTCAGCAAAGAATTGTGTGAACAAACAATCAAAGAACTAAACGAAGCTCAATGGCAACAACACACATTTAATAATTATGTAAATGGTGTTGATTCTGCTCGAAGTGGTGATAAAGAATTAGATGTATCATGGATAGAAACTACCACAAGACCAGAGTTGATGCAACAAGTTTGGAATGGAATTCATCAATATATTACAAAAGATTTTGCTTTT